ACTTAATATAAGTTTATTAAAATTTTTTGCAAAAGCCAGACATTCTGCAGGACTACCGTTTAAAATTCTTAAATTATAAGTTCTAATTAACTCTTTAACTAGAGAATGCTCCGGTGAATCGGTCATTATATAGCCGTTTTTAAAAGTTATTTTATTAAAACACTCATGATAGTATTTTAAATCCGGTACGTCTCTTCCTATAGAATTCGCTTTGTCTCCGAGTCGTAAATGCAAAAGCACGTCGTCTTTGGAAACATAATCTTCGTATTTTAAATTTTTAAAATGATCTCGTATTTCCTGTTTATATTCTAAAACGAAAGGTTTAATTTGAAACCAGCTTTCTTTTGATTTATTGATATGAAAAGCTTTATTTTTAAAATCCCCGTTCAGAGCCTGAATAAGATTTTTATCAGTAATCTCTATCCATTCATTATAACTATTATTACCGCTGAAGAGCTCAACACCTAGGTGTTTCTGTATTTCGGAAAGCTCGGTATGAGGATATTCATAAACTGGTATGTTATACGATGTAACTTTTAAATCATATCTTCGAGCTAGCATACTAGCCCCTACACATAAAAATAATGTGTTGCCTAAGCGACCGTGATATGTTATTTGTAACATATTAGCTGAAGAAAGTAAAAAGATCTACTTCTGTTTCATTAATAACATCTGGTAGACGCCATCCAATAGCTTCATAAACAGCTTCAATAGGCGGTTTAATAAGAGTATCAAACATCTCAGTGTAGTCTACTTGAAAGTCAACAAACTCTACAGGATATGAACCAGTATAACACAAAGTATCGATTTGGTACTTGTTAGGGGCGACGTAAATTTTTTTAACTTTACCGCCTGATGTAATTTTTTCGTATTTTGTCTCGAGACCCATCTTCTTAAGGAGATGATTAAAATATATAGCTCCTTTTACGTGATTAGGCGTGCCTTTAGCTATCTTGAAAGGGTACTCGCACTTATTATCATATTTTTCTAGGTCACTCAATCCTCCTCGAATAGCTATATCGTCTACATGAAGCTTTTTAAAGCTTTCATAGGTTTCTTTATAAAGATTATTAGCCTTAATTTGATCCTGCACTACTAAAGAAGTTTCAATAACCTTTTTAATAAGTTCTTTAGCTTTTTTGGGGGTTGTGGAACGAGCAATTTCTACCCCAACATATTTAAACTTATTTACATCAGCTCCTTCGTCATTGAGTACGTGTATAATATAACGTTTCTTTTCAAGGTATACTCCTACGTTACAGATTGATTCTCTCTTAAAGAAATAACGCGGGTCTACTGACTTAAACTCTGAAGCAGACCACTTTTTAATCTCGTCATTAAGATATGTACCCATATCTTTATCGATAAGATCTAGGCCGGCGCTAGTGACTTTATTGTTTTCAAATATTTTTAAGCCGAGTTTATTTAATATAGGTTGTATAGTGATATGAGTACTGTCAGTATCGCCGTAAATAGTAAGAGAAGTCCCAATACCGTGTCTAGATCTAGCGTACTCATCCAGGATAACGCTCGCTTGCTTGACCACTGACTGCCCTGTAAGAGTAATACTCCCAGCGTGGTCACTATCGCAAATAGGACTAAATTTATTAGCAAAAACACCGTAAATACTGTTAAGCAAAATTTTGATAACGTACTGGATAGTATCCGCACGCTCCATGGAGGCCTTGCATAACCTGTATTCATCTGTATCCGGGATTAATTTACTAAGTTTTTTCTTGTAATCCACATACTGATTTTTATTAGCTACTCGCTCGGCATATAAGTTATCGATGAGAGAAGGTACTACACCTTTCTTCTTTTGGGTATATAGAACCCCAGCTTTTGATATCGCTAGTTTTTCTAAATCTACAAAACGGTCAAACTTTTCGTTAGGTAGTTTATATTCTTTGCCACTCGTTAGTAGTATAGTGGTAGAATCATTGCTTTTATTAGTAATCTTACCTACTTTAGTCTCTGGCGAAATATTGAGTGTAATAATAGTATTAGGATATAGAGAGTTCGCGTCGTAACTCACTACAGCGGTTTTAAGTCCGCGTTCTGGGTCTCTAACATATCCACCTTCAATAGCCTCTCTGGTAGGGCCTTCAACAAACGTCGGAATTATCATACCGTGTTTACGAGCTTCTAGAGCTACACATCCAGTTACTATCGAAACTTTACCTAACGCGCTTTCAAAGTTCGTAAGACCTTTATAAGCTAACATTCGGATAATTTTAAAAAACTGAAGCTTATTCTCCATTCGAACTAGCAGGTCAACGTCTTGAATATTATAATCGACAAAGTTTTGCCAATCCGTTTCTGATAAAGTTGCAAGATTGGTTGCGTTGATAGCCAGTTTACCTTCACCGAGTTCGTGTTGCGCTACAAAATTAAGAGCGTAGGACTCTAGCAAACCACGTGCGAAGCCTTTGTAGACTTCGAGATAGTCCATAGCAGAAATACCATGAATATACCATCTATCTAGCTCCTGTCCTTTTACAAAGATACCTTTACGGCACCACAGGCTCTTCAAAGGAGATAAACGCTTCGGAGCTTCATCTCCAAGCATATTGGTAATACGATTAATAAGGTACGGAAAATCGAAAAAGTCTGTATTCCACCCTGAAAGAACGTCAGGAAAGTAATCGTTTTCCCAGAACTCTAAAAATTTATTAAGCAAATCGTACTCGCTCGAGCATTCAGTATAGATAACATTATCCCGGGATGGAGTATAAGGTTTGGTACCCCACGTAAAGAATTTCCTGGAAATATTATCGTAGATAGTGATGAGATTGATTGGATGCTTAGCAGCTTGAGCTTCCGGAAATTCATCCGGACTAAACACTTCTATGTCTAGAAAACAAACTTTGATAGGGTTCTTACTAAAGTCCGGCTTGTCGTAATCTTCACTGTACCTGTCAATTAAAAATTGCTGTTCAACCTGGATGTTGTGGTACAATCTCTTAATAGCTCCATCTTGCGCAGCTTTATTACGTTCATAAGAATTAGGAAACTCCTTTTTCTTTAAGCGAGTATTAAAAATACTTAACCCGTCAGCTTTATCCAAATTAGTTTCGACGTAAAAGTACGGTCGAAACGGTATTTTCTTCGTTACACGGTTACCATTATCATCCCAAGTAAAGAGATAAGCGCTAGCCTCTCGAGAATTATAATATACGTTACGATACACAGTTAATATTGTGTACCTTTATGCGAACTAATCAAGAAGGAAAGTACATATCAACGTGCTCTTGAATATGATCTTCTAACCAGTACTGCGTTGCAGTTTTGCGTGCTTTATCAGATTCGGTAAGATAATGCTGTCTGTTTTTAACTAAACTACTTATTACATCCATCATTTCAGTAGGCGTGTTAAATTTTAACGGAGCTATTTTATACGGCTCTAAATTCTGGCATATACACGGTATACCTAATGCTCCTGCTTCAAGATATTTAATCGGTGCCTTTGCTAAATTAAAATTATTATTTTGCAAAGGAGCAATCGCAACGTTTAAATTTAAGCTGTCAAAAGTATAAGAGTATTGATAAAGCGGAGTCCATGGAACGTACTCTATTTCCCCCGCTTTATGTAGATCTAATAAAGAATATGGAACTCCGCCCATAAACACCCATTTATAATCTTTGTACGTTTTACGAATAAAAGGAACAATAGGATCAATATCATCTTGTATTCCTGCTACTCGACCTATATTGAGATGAGTCGGGCTACCTACATAACCAATACGTGGACGTCTTTTATTTTTATCAAAATTTTCTACAATTTTACTTTTAGAGTAAAATCTATCTAGCCAGAACTTGGGTAAGTAATTAGGAATAATTTTATTAGGAACTCCGGTACGCTCCGTGTAATAGTCCCCCATAAACTTAGTAGGTGCTGTTACATAGTCACAAAGCCTGATTATTTCTAATGCGGTTTTTTTAATAACAGGGTCTACAAATGCTTCCCGAGCTTTGTTATAAAGGGGAATATCTTCCGGAAAGATAACATCATCAATTTCGTAATAAATTTTAAACTTACTTCCGTTATTAGACGTGTGTCTTAAAAACTTGACGAATTCTAGCTGAGGCGGTGTTACTTGACGCTGTATACGTACAGAGCGTATGCCTTGGTAGTATCTGGGATCAGTCAACATGAATGTTGAGTTAGTGACTACCCCTAATTGATGAGAGTTAATAACAGTTTCTGGCCAATGAATTCTCCAGAACCCGCACCCGCCGTGATCGGCTGCATAGCTAATAGCCCTCTTGTCCATATTAGGCGGTAGGTGCTGGTTTGCATTATTTTTAAATTCCACCGGGTCCGGAGAAATGGGCTTGCCAAAAGTTGGCGCACCGAAAGGTAGGTCTGGTGCCCCGTAAATAAAATTATTCATCGTGTGTAAAATTGACTGTTCTTGTTGTTACTCCATTTTTCTTTTCTAAAAAGACTATTTCTCCATTTGTACAATATTTCATACTTTCTTTACGGTGTGATATTACATACACCGCCTCTTGATACTTTTCAACTCTTTCTCTAAGGATATCTAGAACTAATTCTATGCCCTTCTCATCTAGAGAAGAATCCAAGAGTTCATCAAACATAGAGAGATTTAGCCACACGTTTGCCTGAGCTCGTCGTATGTCCTGAAATGTAAAAAGCATTGCTAAATCTATAGCTTTTCTTTCAGCTCCAGAAAAATTAAAGTAACTACACGCCGCGCCACGCTCATTGGTAATGGTTTCTTCAAAAAATTCATTAAATTTTACTACG